AGAGCAAGCTATATCCCCAACGCTATTATAACACGTAATACAATTGACTTATCCCAAACAGGAACTTTTATAAACTCACCCACATTTGTAAGCTCTACACCCTCATGGGATTTTGATGGAACAGATACATCTATTAATTGTGGTGATTATGAAATGGACGGATTCACCGGGTTTGCTATTGAAGCTTGGTTCAAATCAGATTCAACAAATAGTGCGAGTAGAAGAATAGTTTCAAAAGATCAAGTAGGAGTTGCAGGTGCATGGATACTATGGACTAATTCATCAGATCTAATAATTCAGGTATATGATGGTGGATGGATAACTGCTACATACTCATCTTACTCAGAAGACAGCAATTGGCATCATGTAATAGCAAATATATCTGGCGGTAGAGTTGGACTTTATTTAGATGGTGTAAAAGTTGCATTTGCCTCTGGATTTTCATCACTTGATGATGCCGATAATGAAGTAATAGCAATAGGAGCAGATAGTGATCCTTCTTCTCCAAGTCATGTGTGGGATGGTCAAATTGCAAACGTAAGAGTGTATAATAGAGGACTAGAAGAAAGAGAAATATTACACAACTACAACGCTTTAAGGGGTAGATTTGAATAATAGCAACATATTTATATAAAATGGATTACACAAATAGAACATATGCATTTGCAAACACATCCGATACTGGAAGTGTAGATTTTACACAAGTAATGGAAACCTCATCTGAAACGGTTAGAAAATCAGTTGACGAATCCCAATTCATAATGAAATGGTACACAGCTAATGAACCGACCTTTATTGCAGATGAAAGCGTGTCTTTAACATGGAGTGGTAGTCATGCAGATTGTTTAATAGAGTTGAGTAGTGAATTTTGGACACCAACTGGCTCCATTTAATTTAAAAATAAACTAGACTTATGGCGAATGATAGACTTATATTAAGAAACGGAGCTGTTGCAGATAGCTCGATACTTGCAGTAGACGGAGGAGCTTCTGCTTTACCATTTGCAGACGAAGATAACATACATACAGGTATAACCTCAGCTCCTAATCCTAGTACAATTGCAACATATGGTTTCACCGGAGATGTATTAGCATCTCAAATTGCAGGAGAAGATTTAACCATTGGAAATATTTGCGTTATGAGATCTAATGGTAAGTGGTATAAAGCTAATGCAACTACCACTTCATTATCAACGAGTATATTAGGAATAGCACTCAATGCCGCTAGCGCAGCTGGTGGAGTTGATATACTCATAAGAGGAATAATAGGTACTAACATCAACATGCTTACATCAGTCTCTGCCGGTGTTGGTTCACCAATTTATGTAGCCACCACCGCAGGCACTATGTCTCAAACTGCACCATCAGCATCGGGTAATGCAGTTAGAATCGTAGGACATTATTTGAACGTCGTAAGCGGACAAACAGAAAAATATGTAATATCATTTAACCCAGACGGTATCTGGTTAGAATTGTAAGTCATGGCAGATATAACAAAAGTAATGGTTGTTGAGATCGGTAATATAATAAAACTAGGTCCAAAACAAAAAAGTGCTGTAGAAAAGTTAGGTCCAAGAGATAAACCAACAGCAGGTGCACATATATTTAGTAGTGGAACATACACACTAAGCGAAGCGAGCTCATTACATACCGGAGTCTTAGTACTTGTCACAACATCAGGAGTAAACAGCTTGGAACAACCAAGTGGTGGTATTCCTAAATACCGAATAAATACAATTACAGTTACTCCAAACTCAATCACTGAGAATACATTTGATATTGCAATCAACGGCGGAAATAGGGGCGTTCCACAAGTTTCTGCAGCAGCATTTAGTGGCACTGGTAATGGATCAACACTGAGCTTTTCAGTAAGTCCCTACAATTTTATAATAACATATACTACTTAATAATTTGGAAATATCACAATACTTATATATAATATAAAAAAAAGGTTATAAAATATGTCAACTAAAAAACTGGACAAAAAAGATTTAGATGCAATACAATCTATCGGGAAACGATATGATGAACTAACAACTACACTAGGAAATTTAGAAATTGAAAAATTTACATTGTCTTTGCGTGTTGAAGAACTTGAGAAATTACATGCATCAGAATTAACTAAATTTGAAACAATTCGTTTGCAAGAACAAGACCTAATGGCAGATCTTAAAGAACGATATGGCGAAGGTTCAATTGATATCAATACAGGTACATTTACAGAATCATAGGTTTGGGGTTAAACCACCATATTTATAATAAACAAAATATAGGAGAATAATAATGGCAGAAAGAATCGTTTCGCCTGGTGTATTTACGAATGAGGTCGATCAATCGTTTTTAGCTGGCGGAGTAGCACAAATCGGTGCAGCAATAGTAGGGTCAACCGTAAAGGGGCCTGCACTAGTACCGACTCAAATTACATCATATGGTGAATTTGAACAAATATTTGGATCATATACAGATGATTCATATGTTCCATTTGTAGTTAATGACTATCTAAGAAATGGAAATGTAATAACAGTAACACGACTTTTATATGAAGATGGTTACTCTATACCAAATGGGGCAATTGGCGTCATTGCAAAATCAGGATCGGGTGCAGATGCAGTTGAAACCGTAACACATATACTTCATCCAACTCAAGCAGTATTAGGTGCTGGTAGTGTTGTGAATGCAGCATATTTTGAAGACTCGGTTATTAATAATAATTCGTCAGGTTCATTTGAAATAAAAGTATCTGGATCATTTACTACCGACACATCAATACCAGGCTTTAGTGCATTCCTAGCAGGGAATGGAGCTTCAGTATCAGCTTCAATTGTATCAACTGATAATTCATATATAACAAAAACATATGGTAAGTCTCCTAAATCAGTAGATTATCCAGTATATGTACAATATGAAAATAAAAATGCATCTAGCTTGTTTAATAAAATGGCTGATGTAACTATTTCATTAGAACAAGTAACTGGTACTAATTATGCATTTTTAGAAGATTATAAAACAGCAGCAACGCCGTTTATTACTTCTCAGAAAATTGGAACTACGGCAAAGAATCTATTTAAATTTCACACACTATCACATGGTACCTCAGTTAGTTCTGAAGTGAAAATTGGTATTCGTGATGTTAGACTTGCTAGCGAAGTTTCAGATCCAAATGGATATGGAACATTTACAGTAGAGGTAAGACGTGTAAACACTACCAATATTGCTAATACTCCATATTCATCACAAGACACAGACAGAACACCGGATATTGTTGAATCATTTGTAAATGTTAATTTAGATCCAGACTCTCCTAGATATATTTCTAGAGTAATTGGAGACCGATATAGCACAGTAACTGATGCTGGTGATATTGTTGTTAATGGTGATTATCCTAATTTATCTAAATTTATTAGAGTGGAAGTTGATCCAGGTGTAGCAGAAAAAACAAATAACGAAACATTGATACCATTTGGGTTTGTGGCATTAACATCACCAATTCCGATGTATAGTGCATCACTTAATTTAGCAGCAGTAGAAACATTAACATCACAAGTTCAAACCACATTTAATAGCAGAAATTATTTCGGATTTGATTTTGATAATTTGAATAACTTGAATTATTTATCTCCAATTCCAACTTCTAATTCGACTACTGGTAGTAATGTAGACTTTTATCTAGGGGATGTAAGTCAAGATGCAGGAGCAAATTTCCCAACATCAACAACTGCATATAGCGGATCATTGACAACAGCATTGAATGCTAACACATTTACCAGCAATGTTTCTATTAACACTAGAAAGTTTATAGTGCCAATGCAAGGTGGATTTGATGGAGCTCGTCCTAATTTACCTAAACTATCAGGAACAAATATTAAATCTACAAATACATTTGGATTTGATTGTAGTGGTACAGCCACAACTGGAACTAAGGCATATAATAAAGCATTTACATTGTTAAGTAATGCAGATTATTATGATATGAACATGTTGATAACACCGGGTGTTATTGATAGTCTTCACCCATTAGTGACAAGTGCTGCTAGAAACTTAGTAGAACAAAGACAAGACACATTCTATATAATGGATAGTAATGCATTAACAGATAATATTGATACTGTAGTTCAACAAGTAACAAATATCGATAGCAATTATGCAGCAACATATTTCCCATGGGTAAGAGTTGTAGATCCAGGAAAAAATAAACCAATTTTCGTTCCGCCATCAGTAGTGATGCCAGGTGTATTAGCATTTAATGATGTTGTAACTGCACCATGGTATGCACCAGCTGGTTTAACTAGAGGTGGTTTGACAACGGCAATTGGCACATATAAGAATCTAAGTCAATCGAATAGAGATGAATTATATGAGAACCGTGTTAATCCTATAGCAAACTTCCCTAATGAAGGAATTTGTGTTTGGGGGCAAAAGACATTGCAAGCTCGTCCGAGTGCATTAGACCGTGTCAATGTGCGTCGTTTGCTTATCGAAGTTAAGAAGTTTATTGCGTCGTCAACTAAATACCTAGTATTCGAACAAAACACTTCAGCAACACGAAACAGATTCTTGAGCATTGTGAATCCTTATTTAGAACAAGTAAGAGCACAGCAAGGTTTGTCAGCATTCCGTGTAGTAATGGATGAAACAAATAACACACCAGACGTAATAGATAGAAATCTAATGTATGGTCAAATATTTTTACAACCAACTAGAACGGCAGAATTTATTGTCTTAGACTTTAATATTCAACCTACGGGTGCATCATTTCCTGAATAGGATTAAAAAATAACACAAAAGGCAGGATTTCGGTTCTGCCTTTTTTACTGTTCGTTATATTTATATTAAAATACAAGGAATAAATATGGCATTAGAAGATAGAGTAAATACTGCGAATCCTGGTACGGATTTTGCTGATTATGGTATTGATAACAATTATTGGCAAAACGCATACTCTTGGGAACCAAAAAAGTCGCATCAATTTATCATGGAAATTGAAGGTATACCTGCATATCTTATACATTCATCTGCTAAACCTAGTCTAGACAATGGAGAAATTGTATTAGATCACATGAACGTTCAACGTTACGTAAAAGGTAAAACTAAATGGAATGGAATCTCAATATCACTATATGATCCAATTGTACCATCAGCAGCACAGTCTGTTATGGATTGGGTACGTTTACATCATGAATCTGCAACTGGTAGAGATGGATATTCATCAATGTATAAAAAAGAAGTAACATTGACATCACTTTCTCCATTAGGCGAAAAAGTTGAAGAGTGGATATTAAAAGGAACATATATTACTAGTACAAACTTTGGTGAATTAGATTGGTCAAGTGAAGACGTTGTTAAAATTTCAATGGATCTTCGATACGATTGGGCATTCTTAAATTTCTAAAAATACAAATTATATTAATAGAGTGGGTAGATTAATTTCTACCCATTTTTTGTGTTCACCCATATTTATAATAAAGTTATAATAAGGATATTATGAGTAAAGTTACCGATCGATTAGACAACAAACAGATTGTCGAATTAGCAAAAAAGCAGTACGAACAAGAAAAGCAAAACAGCAAATTTCCTGCAAACATAATTACATTGCCATCTCAAGGCAAAGTATATGCAGAAACATCAGTGTTAAATTCAGGAAAAATAGAAATGCGGCATATGACTGCATATGATGAAGACATACTATCTAATAGTAGTTATATAAGCGAAGGTGTTATGTTTGATAAACTGCTAGAAGCATTAATTGTAACACCAGGAGTTGATATTTCCGAGCTTGTTATTGGTGACAAAGAATGGTTAATTATATCTGCTAGAATATTAGGATACGGAAATGAATATCCAGTAT